GTTAGATACTGTTGCCAGCATCTTGATTGCGGTCTTTCCATTATCCATCTTGATTAACTCAGGATTCGTTGCCATGCCGATTAAATCCTCAGTCGTTCTCTGATGGTCAATATACATTGGAAGCTCCTTAAAAGCTTCTATATTATCTTTTAAAGTACCTCCCTCTATATAAACCTTATGTTGCTTTCCGTCTTCCTCATACTCATGAGGTCCGGAAGTAATAGCGATTACCGGAAATGATACAGAATCAATTCCTTCGTCGCTGGTAAATGTCATGTCGTCACTCTCTCCTAAAGAAAGTGCAAATGACCTTTGAACCGGCTCAATAGTTTTGTTCTCTGCAAATTCCCGCTCTACGCCATTTTCTTGCGCCCACATGCTACACATGCCAGCTGCAATCTCCTCGGAGTTATCAAAACCCCTCTTCTTAAGTGTAGTCTTAACTGATGTCATACATTTCTGATACGTCATGCTCTATCACCTGTTGCGTTTGCGGAGGGCTTATTGCCCCTGTTCTGTGCTCTGGCAGATTCCTCTTTCTTATCTGTCTTCTTACCACCAGAAATGTTGGCATTCTTATCACTCTGTTCTTTCTTGATAGGAGATGCCTTGATATCCTCAGAAGTTTCCATATCCAATTCTGTAACTCCTTCAGGGTCAAGACCACGCTCTTCTCTGACTTCACCGGGTGATAATACCCCTTCGGACAGATATATCATATCCGTCTTAGCTTTAGTGAATGCGTCTTCAACATTAATTTGTCTAAACTTAAACTTAGCTTCGCCCTTTTCTAATTGAGGCATCAACTGTGCATTGAGTGCTCCTTCTACCAAAGATTGGAGATATCGCACATATGGTTCAAAAATGGGTCGAGCCTTTTCAGGGTCCGACCACATTGTCATAGGTACTTTAAGAGCCATGTGAATCTTAGCCAGTATATCATCAGTATATTTTCCATATTCGAAGGCTCGCTGTGTACCTTGTAATTCTTTAATTATTATGTCGTTTCCGTGGATAATATCTTCACCGGGAGCTAAAGAATTAAATGCATCTACTATCTCGTTTATCTTATCGGGGCCATAAGGCATATCGGGCAATCCAGCACTTACATCGAAGCGACTAGATGCATATTTATTTAATGCTGCCCCTATATCCCTCTCGGCATAATCCTTCAAATCCACGAGATATAAAATAGGGTGTATATCTGAAAGTCCATATGCATAGTCATCAAAGGTATTATTCTTGAGTTCTATTATTTCATCTTCCTCGAAGCGCACGTTTTCCTTATCGTCTCCTACTTTTTGATAGTAGTATTCTATCTGGCCGTGCTCGTTTCTCTTTACAAACATATTCTGGCTTGACCTTAAGACTAGATTATCTCCAGTCCATTCAAGGTAACCTGTTCCAAAAATACGAGCATTCCTAAGCCATCCATATAGAACATTCTCTATATTGATGTCTCTAAACATTTCTTCGACTTCATCGCGTACATCATCCTTTTCTGTTACTATATCAAAGTTATCTTTAACAGCATAAAGACATGGTAAATCAATGAGAGTGCGTATAATAGGGTCGGATAGATATACATTCATATAAGTTCTATTCTTCCCAAGATGGGGCTCATAGTCCTTAATTTGATTAAATCCAGCAAAACCTTTATTGATTTTTAATCGTTTTATAACACCCGCACCAAAACTGCGAGGGTCGTCTTCTTTGTACGAAGGATTACTACCAGTGGTAGCAAAACGGCGTCTAATATTGTCTACGAACGACATGGCTTTAAATAACTAATCATAATGAGTATATAAAGTTTTTGTTACATTCCCCTTAGTGTTTCCTTGTTTAATGGCATTTTGCGGCGTGTAGTAGCAAATAATGGAGTCGGTCCAGAATATTGAGGGCGTCCTATACTTGAAGTTTTGTTGATGGGGGTAGATATTATACTTTTTCCGAAATTACCAGTCATGGGTAGCATACTAAGTGTAGCATGAAGAGCCATAGCTGTACTATCACAATAATCGTCATGTCTTCCGCTGGGTGCTGATATCTTCTCGGTCTTATTAGCTATATCCATGGTATATTCCAAATCCATGTGTTCCCGTGTCCATTTGTGTATCATCTTTGCTTCATCCCCCACCAAACCCGCGGGATTGGGTACTTTGACCCTTCCTTGCTGTATAAAAGATTGATAATCTCTATACATTTGTGTTTTAGTGCCTTTAGGTCCTCCAGTAAAGACGAAAGGTACAAAATGAACTCCAACCTCTAGAGATGCTAAGCGCAAGTCGTGTTCTACAGCTCCTCCAATACCCGTACAGTCGACAATAAGCCTATTAGCACCTAATCTTTCGACTACATCCATAATACGGCGCCGTTGGTAAGGTATATCGTGTCCTCCGGTCCTAGCATTGATTTCTTCAATGTAAATTAGTCGTGCAATGTTCTCTTCGTCGGTTTTTTCGAGGGACCAAGCACTAATAACCGTGGAATTGACCGATTTACCAATATCAACCCCAACTGTGATGTTACCTTCTCCTACAACCCCATCAAGGGAGTTAAGTAAGTAGTCATCGTAGCATGCCTTTATCTTTTCAGCAGTAAATACATTCGCTACCGACTCTACGAACTCACATTCATATTCAGTCCTCCAATAAATGGAATCTTCTCCCCATTCCGTCATCTTATCAAGCATTTCTTCTTCGGTATAGGGGGCTGAATAAGCTTCTCCGGGCTTTACTGCATCTCTCCATGTAAAATGGAGTCTTTCGAAAGTATCAGCATAAGCATCATCATACAAATAGCGATACATATGATTATCTTTTGATTTGGGGGTACCTAAATTAATGAATGGAGCTTTATTAGACACTATCGCTGGTTCTACATTATCAATAAATAGTTTATCGTCAATGAGAGGAGACTCATCGACTACTAGGAAGGTAGGGTGTTGGCCCCGTATAGCCTGTCCTTGATTAGTAGGTGCTAATGGAGCTCTTCGCATTATTGTGCCCCCCTTAAGTGTTATGTTGGGCTTATTATGAAATCTATAATTAGCTACTAATCCATTGAGGAATGCATTATCAGCAAAATGTCTATATACGTAATTAAAGATAAGAGCTGCTTGGTCTTCCGTAGGAGCTAAGATAAAAACCAAGTCCCTGAAACGATTAAAGAACATGTAGATACATACAGCTACAGAAAGAGCGTAAGATTTACCACTGCCTCGTGGAGCTAATATAGCAAGCTTAGTTTGCTTACCATCATTTCTTTCTATTAGAGCTTCGAGAATAATAGTCTCTTGGAGAGGTCTTAATTTAAGGGGTCGCTGATTTGCGTCCAACAAATAGGCAGAACAGAAAGCCCTTACCAATTTACGCATTTTACTCTTTTCTTGTCTACACTGTTTGAATATATTCTCTAAGTGTCTTGAATCTAATCCACCTTTACCTATTAAAAGGCCCTTTAGGTGCTTCTCTTCCTTCATCATCAGTTAAATCCTCCAAAAACGTTTCAAATATTTCTGTGCTTTTCTCTGCTATTGTGGGAACTTCAATGTTCAGCGCTCGGAACTCAGTATGTATGTCTTTAACGATTGTATTTCTTTGTCGCAAGAGCTCTGTTCGCGCGTTAACATCCCGAATACATATAAGAATTTCTTCCCACAGTATATCTTCAAGAGCAAGATTGCGCGCCAGAAGACGGACAAGCTCTTTATGACGACCATATTCTGCTTCTCCGACTCTCTGACGTAACCGCTGCTCGTATTTCTCTACGTTCAAAGTGCTTTGCCTTCGTCAAGTGATGCTCTGACTTTAGACTTAACCAAAGAGGCTAATTCATCGTCGTTCTCATCCCAAGCGGTTAGCAATACATTTCGAACCAAAGAGTCCTTTACGTGCTTTTGAGCTGCTTCATCCAGCTTCTCGTATGCTTTCATCTGGGCCTTCGTTAGATTCTTATCTAATAGAGCCATCAGTTCTGCTTCATTATTCTTTAAGTATTTAAAGACTAACGCTTTAACTGCTGGTACGGTATATGCTACATAAGCACCTAGACCTAATACCAAAGCAGCTAGTGCTAGAAGCACTGGGTCATCCATCAGACTATCTAAGAGTCCTGATTCTTCCACACTCTCGAGAAGTTCGGTTACATTACCGCCCGTCTCGTTGTTTTCATTTGTTGTGTTGTTCGACATTTTTGTCTCCTATTTTTTCTTACCCTTCTTCTTTGGTTTTAAAGAGGGATATTTTCTGTATACAGCAGCTCTGATTCCAGCAGGACGTGGAGCATTATGAGCTAACTTAATAGCTGACTTGGCTCTCTTTAGTGTATTAATAGGGAAGCTACCAGCTGGCGCGCCTCCTGAAGGGCCAGCAAATGCTATTCCCTTCTTGTATTTCCCTACGTTAGAGCCGCCGGGCTTCTTCCGTGCTACTGCCTGTTTTTTCTTGGCTGCTGTTTTCTTCTTTCTTGGTGCCATATTAGTCACCTAATCTGATACTGTATTACGCTCAGAACCTCTGTCATAATTCTTTTTGTCCGCTATATAATCGGCGTTTGGAGTTGGCATCACATCGGAACCATCCATATAAATTGGCTTTCCTTCGGCTACCTCTGATTTCTGTACATCCTTAAAAGATGTTATAGGCTTGTGATAGCTCATTTCATCTATCTCTGCTTTATCAGGTTTCTCGAAGTCCAACTTCATATCTGGATTATTCCCATGGAAATGTTCTCCTTTCAATATATTATCTACCATGTTATTTCTCCTCGTCTTCTTCATGTTCGTGTCCATTCCTAAACGTTCCTTTCCTTGTCTGTTCTATCTGACTGTTCTGTTGAGCAGTCCATAATTCTAATACTTTATATATAATAACTAATGCAGGTGACCCTATAATCAGCAGAACCGACTTATAAGATTCTATATCTTCTACTATCTCTGGATGTCTAAATGCCATCGTTACTAAGAAGATGGATAGCCCTACCCATGCCATTACTACTGGCGCTGCTACAAGCATCATCATGAAATTAGCAAAGTTCCCATCAGGGGAGGCTGCGTCTTTCTTATGATTGCTCATCTGGTGCCTCCACTCTTATCATAGGAATCTCAAACTGCTGCATGAAATAATAGTCTTCTTCTTCTGGATTCCAGTTAAGTAATGCTACCCACATTGACCAAGTACCTTCTGTTTCATTAAGTTCTTCAAAAGTAAAGTTAAACCAGTGGTCGTCCCAATCCATACCATTAACAGTAAAGTATAGGTCCTTCCAAGCATAATCACCCGATTCCTCGTGCCATACATCTACATAAACCAACACAGACGTATTATAATCCAAACAGTCTGTATCTATATCTGTCAATACGGAAATACCATCAGCATCAGGGTCTACAGAGAAGACAGACATATTATCAGTCTCTTCATTATACCAACCGGGATAGAAATGCACAGTGGTATGGTTACCATGTTCTTCCTCATATTCATCTTCGTAATCGCATGAACCATCATCTTCGGTAGCTTTGTCATCATAGTTATTAGCTTCTATATCCATACAACCATAAATGGGAGCAGTTTCGTTACCGTTACCATTTGTTCCATTCGGGTTGTCGTTTATAACTACACAACGACCATCATCATGTGTAGCATTGGGTTGATAGTTCTCGGCTTCAGAATTAGTACAACCATATATAATAATCAAGAAGTTACAGCTACCGTCATCGAAGGTAGCTTTGGGATTGTAGTTAGTTGCGTCTACTTGTAAGCATCCACCAACTGGCCCCACTTCTTCTTGGTTAAAGTAGCTATCGAGTATTGTTAAGTTAGCTCCTCCACTCAAGAGTGCTAACATCATTACTGCAAATATAGCGCCTATCTTCTGACCTATTTTTGTTTCTCCTATCTTGTCAGCAGCTTTACCTATTGTTTCAAAAAGCTTCTCTTCTTCTTCGGGTTTCTTAGAGCCACCAATCCCTAATGCTGCTTTCTCATCATCAGAGATTACGGATATAGCCCCATAATCATCGCGCGCCATGTATCTTTTTACACAACGCGCCTATATAAAGATTACCCTAATCAAAGTCAGGAAATTGGGACTGACTCTCTACATCCAAGTCTAATTTAGTTGATGAAGGTATATCTGCATAATTCTCCTTGGGTCTCTTTTTGTATTTGGGTTCCCATTTAGGTATCTCTACATCACAAGGTCCACCATTATGTTGCTTATTAAACGAACACCACTTACATAGATTCTGGGGCACCTGCTCGTATCGGTCCTCATATTCTTCCTTCTGCTTTATACAGTCGTGTACCATCTTAATTAAGTCACGAGCCTCATCAAGCTCACTTTGTGTTATCTTAACAAAGAAGGTATCGTCAAAGCGAAGATAGTTAACGCCAACAAAATTAGGCATATCCCCCATCTCTAATGTATACAGAAAGGCGTAAATAATTAATTGACGATAGTACTCCTCAGGAAGGTATGGTCCGTAGCGCTTACTGGTCTTATAGTCCAGCAATGTGGTACCACCATCGAAATCATTACATACAACATCAACTACTCCTACTATTGCGTACTCTGTAGACTTGACCCATTTCTCTGAATACTTTGGGGCTACAGCATTCCACGCTTGTTGCTTGTTACGGTATATCTTCCAGTCCACCATTTCTCCTAATTTCTTATTGACGGAGTCAACAAAATTCTGTAGAATAGCTTCTGTCTCCTTGTACATAGCATCCATCTCCTCGTTAGTATGAACTTCCCATAACCACTTGTGCTTGGCTATCTTCTCTTCCCAACCTTTCTCAAACTCACCCTGCACCCAAATCTTGGGCACTCCTTTCTCCCATTGGCTCAACGTCTTGAACTTCTGCTTGAAAAGGTTCTCGAGTACTTTGTGTACCAACGTTCCACGGAAGAGATGTATCGTCTTCTTCTCGGGCAACTTGGCTATGTACTTGTAATAAAATTCGCGGGGACATTTCATATAGGTGTTTATCTTGGAGGGACTAAGCCTCATGTGGCTCGGCTCCCAGAAGTGGGTATCCTTTATCTTCTCCGTCGCAGTCTTGGATAAGCCCGACTTAGCCTTCTTTGCCATGATTCCAAACTCCCGCGGTCCCGTTAATTGTAAATCGGGTCTTCATTTCGTATGGCTTGCCACACGTTATACATACCATTCCATAGGTCTTGACTTCCTTGCAGGTGCACTTTTCCGTGGCTGCTACGAAGTCCTTGTAAGACTTACCGTGAAAACCGTCAGGGTCTTCAGTAAGCTCTACTGTGCTCATGTTATTTACACCATCGCACAGTGTTGTCTTTGCTTTTGTGTTCTTTTTCGACATGGTTAATTTCCTTGGTGGTATTTCTAAAGCATCTCACTATTTAAAGGTTTCGCGAGGGGTCTCAGTTCGGCCCCCACGGTCCTGAACTGAGGATGCTTAGTAGAGCTTATTATTGTTGTTAGTAGTGGTACTATACTATCTTTAATATAGCTGTATAAAGAAGGTTCAAAATATGGCTCGATTTGTTTAAGGGGGT